TTCCGGTGTGCTCACCCATCCGTGCTTGTGCGTCGGTTCCTCGTAGGAGTCAGACATGATCCACGAAAAACCGAGGGCGGTCTTGGCGGGATCGAAGTCGGGAACGAACACCTCCTGCTCCTTGTGATTGTGGTCGAGGCCAGACATCGAGATGCGGCACCACGTCAACATGTCGAGGTGACGGGGTGAGAGGTTCTTCCATGACTTCCTTTCGGCGTATTGAACCAGCGGCATCCCGTTGGTAATCATCGCCACCTCCAGCCCTTGATCGTGGGCGTACTCGATCACCGTCTCGATGGTGGCACCGCTTTCCTTGCAACGGTAGATCAGTGGGTTGCCGCCGCCGGAGAACGTGATCGACTTCAGGCCGCGAGGCACAAGCTGGTCGATGAAGTCCTTGATCTGTGAGAAGCGCAGCACGTCACCGACGCGCTCACCCACGCTACAAAAGGCACAGCGGTGGTTACAGACATCGGTGGGGGCACACCACGCGGAGATGGGGCGACCTTTCCCGTCGCGGAGCGCCTGCATGGCCTCCTGATGGTGGAACAGTTTGGCTCCGGTGGACGTGAAGGAGGTGTCCAGTTCGGGCTTGTCGGCGATGGCGGAGGGTAGGTTCATAGTGGTTTTTGTGCCCACATTTCCAGTGAGAATTTACGACGGTTGAGGTGAGGAACCATTTCCCAAAACGCGGGCAGACCGTACTCGCCGACGTTGCCTTTCTCGACGTTGTGGACAAGGTGCGAAGGGAACCCGGCACGGACGAAGTGTGCCCACACGGAGTCCTCGGTGAGGATTTGAGCGTGCTGGTCGAACCAGAGCGCGGCCTCGAACCATGTCGGAATCGGGTTCGGCGGGTCGCTCACTTCAAACAGCTCCGGCCAGTTCTCGTTCCGGTCGTCGGGATGCACGCGGCGGAAGTAGCTGGCGTCTGGCACGCTGACCAGAAAGACGCCGCCGGGCTTGAGCACGCGCAGCACCTCACGCATCACCTTCACGGCCTCGCGGCAGTCCATGTGCTCCAAGACGTGGCTGCACAGGCACCCGTCATACGAGTTGTCGGGGAACGGGAGTGGCTTGCGCAGGTCGTGCCGGACAAAGTTGGGCTCATTGATCTCGTGACCACCGCCCTCCCAGTTGTCGAGGTTCGTCCAGATGTCGTTGATGGGGCGGGTTGCCCCGGCCCCGAGGTTGAGAATCTTCATGCTTTCGGGTTGGTGATAATTCTAAGGCGAAAAAATCCTCGGTCCAAGAAAGGGTTTGCGGTCCTGTCGATGGCATTGACCCACTCCGCTGTGACTCGTATCACGCCCTTACGCCCTTCCTCTCCCAAAACGCGTTTAGCTTCTTCAACTGCCGCACCGAAAAGCGTTTCCAGAAGCCCCCACGCCTCTTTTGCACTCGCTACTCTCCCCAGATCGTCAAAGCTCAGCCAGTCGGATTCGACCGTTGTCTGGCTCAGAAAACTCGCTTTCTTATCTACCTCCACTTGAGGGAGCCCGAGCATTTCGGTCAGACTTTGGCGTTCCACCCATTTGTGGATAGTCAGGTCCAGCAAGGAAAAGGCGTTGGTATAAGTGTTCATGCTTTCGGATAATGGTTCAGCCACATGCCGCCAACGCAACCCGGTTGGAGTTGTTCGTAGATGGCGGCGTCTTCGGCGTTTTGTTTTGGTTCGAGGTTCTTCGCCCACCAACTGTGGTGGTCGATGTAAAGTGATCCGTCAGTCACGCGGATGAACTTGGGTTCGGACCAAGTGGGTGTCCAGATCAACCTCTCGTGCATCTTCACCTCGGGGTCGTAGCACAGGAAAGGGGTATTCTTGAGCAGGCGCAACTGCCAGTCAGGTTCGCCGCTGCCCGGCGTCCAGTTCTGGCACGGGCGGTCGAACTCGCCGGGAGCGCCGAACCAGTGGCGACGTGATACACAGATGGCGAGCGCCTTCTCCGCCTCGGCGTGGCTGATCAGGTCGAGCAGATTCTTGCGCTGGTTGATGTACTCCCCGGATCGCGTAACACGCAGGTCAGGCGTCAACGTCTCAGGAAACTTGCCGGTGCCGGAGCATGACATCTTCGGTGGGTTGCCGTACACCCGCTCGTCCGCGTCCAAGATCATCACCCATTCACAGGAGGAATACCCGATGCAGCGGGTGCGCAACGCCCCGAAGCCCTGACTCAGGGTGTCGCGGATGAGCTTGTGACCGGACGCTTCGGCAATGGCAATCGTCTCCGGGTCTTCCGGCGTGCCGTCCATCGGCGAAGACACCAGCACGATCTCGTCGAACATGCCCTCGGCTGCGGCGATGAAACCCGGCAGCGCGAATTTCTCCGCGTGGAAGTGGCAGACGGCGGCGACTCTCATGCCCGCGTGATGTGGATGAATCCGCAGGACTCAGGGGTTTGAGAGGACGCAGGTTTCAGCCCCGGGTAGTGCCACGACCCGGTGACGATGAACTCGTTGCAGATGCCTCCGATCACCATCTTGTGGATGAATCGCATCCACTGCTCTAAAGGCCAGCGGATGATGTGAGACGAATCGGCGTTGTCTTCGGGGCGCAGGTAAAGCCCGTTGATCTGCGCAGACAGAGGGACGATCAGCAGCATGGACTTGCGCGTGCTCACCAGCAGGGTGCTAAGCAGGTGGTGCAGATCATCGGGGTGGATGTGTTCTGCCACGTCCTTCATCACGACGTGGTCGTAGCGATCCCCCGGCAGCGTGTTGCCGACGTAGCCTTTCACACCCTCGTCGCAGTTGGCGATGGCCCACTCACTGGTGTCGTAGCCGAACGCATTCACCCCGCGCATGCGCAGAGCTTTGACGAGGTAGCCACGCGCACAGCCTACGTCGAGCACGGTGTCGCCGTCTTTGAGCTGGAGCGCCCGCTTCAGGTGGTCCGCCATGGGGAGGGTCAGGTCGGGTAGCCAACTGTAATTTTCATAGTTGCTTTTGCCGCTGTTCAAGCCGTCCAGGTAGTAGTCGGCGTCGTAGTAGGAGGAGTCCATGTTCAGGGGTTGTCGTGTTGTATAGGATGAATGTCAACGGAAATTCTGTCCGGCCCATCCCGAGTTGCTGCTGACCGATTGCTGGATGAGGTCTGAGAACTTGGCTCCCCCCTTGCGAGCGGTCGTGGCAGCCTCCAGGGCGGTGAGGCGTTTGGCGTTCTGGCTGACCGGTGCGGAGGGCATTGCGGTCTTGCGTGCGGCACGGACGAGCGATGTCAGACCATGGCGGCGACGGGCGATCTCGATGCAACCGAAGAAGGCGTCGGCGCGGTCAGGGCTGCGTCCGTTGGTGCGCTGCTTCATCAGTCGCTTGGACTCCACCTCCACCTTCTCCCGGTCCACCAGCTTGTACATTCTCGCGCACATCTGTATGCAGGTCTCAGGGTCGAGGCCGCGAACCTGTCCAGCCTTGATGAAATCTTTGCCAACGTACCACAACTCGGACACCTTGTTGGCGAAACGGTCCTTGCCGCTGCGGGCGTTGGTGGTGCCGACGGTCTTGTCTGATGGCGCTCCGGCGAAGCTCACCATCTGGAAGCCTCGTCCCATGGTGATCGCCATGAGGGTCGAGAACGGATCACCGGCACCCGTCGAGTCCACACCACGGTCTTCGACCTTGATCCCGCGCTTCGCACATTCGGCGTGGTAGAGGTTCACCAACTGCTGATTGCGGTCCACGGACTTGTCGCTGGCGTCCACCTGCGCCATGAGGTTCACGACCTCAACCAGTTCGATACCTTTCACGTTGCGTTGGTGGATGGCGGAGTAGTAGTCCCCGACCTTGGTGATGCACATGTCCGCTTCGTCGCCGCCATGGCTGAACGCCGGGTCGAGGAAAGCGATGGTCGTGGCCGGAGAGAGCCACGTCGAAACTTTCATCTGGCTGCCGCTGCTGGTGATCTCGGTGTCGGTGTAGATGGCGTTGGCGTCGCCGTCTGGGGAGAGGAAACCACGCACCATGCGGTAGTACTCCGGCGACTTGGGTCCGAGACTCTCCCGCAGATCAGTGACGGTGCGCAACCCGAGAATGCCTTTCCAGATTTCCCGACCGGCGAGCACGTTGGGTGACTTCTCACCGTCGAAGCGGATGCAGTATCCACGCTTCGTCTTCCACCCGTCGAAGGTTTCGTCGATAGCGGACCACCCTTCATCCGGTTCCATGAAGACGCCGAGCGGGTCAAAGGGGGATGTGGGGTTGCCTATGCCGATGAACTGGAGGTACTCGTTGGATTGGAGGTTGGTGATGGCTGTGTTGTAGAGGCTGTGCGTGAGGAGCGGCAACTCGTCGGCAATGAAGATGACACAGCGGTTCTTAAAGCCGATCTTCGTGGATGCGTCCTTGTCGTGGCCCTTGCCTCCCGCCACCAGGGCGATACCGGACAACTGGTTTTGCCTGCCGTCCAATCCCACGCGCACGATCTTCCCGGCGGATGACACCAGCTTCGCCTGCATGTACTGCTCTCCTCCGAAGAAGCGGCAGAACTCCGTCCAGTAACCTTCGACAACGCCCCAGATACGACCACGTGATTCGTCCAAAGATGTCGAGGTGATGAACACCTTCACGAACTCGGGCGACGCCTCCTTGGCGTCGGGGAACTTCGCCCCGATCAGGAAGCGCCCGACGGCGTAGATGGCGAAGAACTCGGACTTCGAGCAACTGGCGTGACCGGCGACGGCGAGGAAGTTGTTCTCGTAGGCCGCTTCAAGCATCCGCATGGCGTACGGGTTCCACTGGAAACGGTAGCGAGGGTTGACCTCGTCTCGGTCGAGGATGAGCGAGATGAACCTGCGGAAGTGCCACGTCCACGGATTCAGGGTCGCCCCTTTCATCCCCTTCACCTGATCGTAGTTGCCGAGGATGTACTTCTCGATCCACACTTCCTGGAGCAGATCGTATCCGGCGGAGGTGCGCGGCACCGCTTTGAGACGACCCCACTCCAATCCGTAACGGACGATGTGAGTGCGGCTGGGTTGGGCGGGCGGAGGCATCAGTCAGTTTGGTTTGTCACTCACGATTCGCATGAGGTTCAGATAATACCTTGTTCGCCAAACATTCAAACTGCAAAGCCGCTACGAGGTGGCAGAGTTTTTCCTCACGACTGATTTTGTTGTGGCCCAGATCGTCATAGACTCGCAGCATCGCTGGGCGGGTGTAAAAGACCCTGCGACGTAGCAAGTGGTGCGCGAGATGCACGCATTCATGTAACAACGCCAGCGTGTCCCCTTCGACGTGCCAGATCGCACCGTCGCAGTCTGGTTCGCCGTAGAACTTCCAACAGCGCCCACGACACCCCCACTTGGGCTTCTTGGTAGCCCATAAAATAAATCTTACATCCCTGCGTAAGTAGGGATGCTCGGACACTTTAAGGTGGATTGTGCGTTTCAAAAACGGACACGGCGAACAATCCGCTGATGGCAAGCGCCGAGAACGCTTACCCTTGAGTTTAGATGTTTTAGGCGGCGCAGCCATAGCTCAAGCGTTAGGCTGCGGAGCGGTCATGGGGCGGTGGTGGTGGCGAATCCTTTGCGCTCAGTTGACCGGCACACTCAGCATACCCGGCGATGTCCACCAAGGTGTCCCGCTTCGTGCTCGTCTTGGCGCGGCTGACCTTCAGCAGGATCATCATCTGCGCCACGTCCCACGGGCTGATGGTCGTCCCGGTGTAGACGCTCCACAGTTTTGCGATGCGGGCGAAGGACTCGTTCACATTGCCGTAATCGTCTGCGCGGTCCCCGGCCACAACGGCTGCGGCTTCTTCGGAGATGGATTGTGTCGGTGTCGGTTTTTCAGATTCCATAGTGTTAAATTTTAACCCCAAAACGATTCTTCGTCAAACTCCGTTTCGGGTTCGGTGGTGAAACCCATCAAGTCGATCAGCACTTGCCCGTGGCAGGGTAAAGGGCTGCACCAGCACCCAAGGACTTTCCCTTTTAATTCTGGGAGTTTAGCCAGTAGTTCGGGCTGCTTCAGCAGCCATCTGCGGTATTTCTCAATCACGTCTTTCCGGCTGCCGTGCTTGCCTATTACGAACGGGTTCCCCCATTGACTGGGTCTGCCAATGTACACGTCAAAGGGCGCTTTCCGGCAATGCACGATCTTGCTCATCCCCAGAACGCCTCCTCGTCAAACTCCGTTTCGGGCTCGGGAGCGAACTTCAATGGAGTGCGACCTTTGTGATCGCCCTCCAGCAGCGTCAAGGCAGTGAGGAGCCGTTGCTCGGTGTTGCGCTTTTCCTCCAACACCTCGGCTACCACGTCATCGACAGTACCGGGGACCATGAGCCGGTGAACCGTGACCACCTCTTTCTGCCCTCGGCGGTGAAGGCGGGCAATGGTCTGCTCGTAGGACTCGCGGGAGTAGGTGAGAGACATCCACACCATCGTCTTCGACCCTTGTTGCAGGTTGAGCCCGTGACCCATGGACATCGGGTGTCCGACGAGGATCGGTATCTCGCGGCGGTTCCATTGCGTGATGAGCTGCATCTGGAGCATCGGCGTCCGGGCATCGGCGAAGAAGCGGGCCTGCGGGAACTTGCGGCGAATGCGGTCCTGTTCGTGCTTGAAGTCGCAGAGCACCAGCACCGGGCCTTTGGTTTCCTTGACCAGCTTCGCCAGCGCCTCGGTCTTGTAGTCATGCACCTCGTGCGCTTTCTTCTCGCCGTCGTAGATCGCGCCGGAGGTGAACTGCAATAACTTGCGCACCAGCACGGCGGCGTTGGCTGCGGTGATCTGTACCTCTCTGCGCAGTTCGAGGATCAACTCTTCCTTGAACTCTTCATACTGCGCCATCACCGCAGGAGGCAGCTTCACCTCCACGTCGTTGACGTAGCAGTCGGGCAAGTCCTTCACCCAGTCCGAGGTGCGCAGGGTCAACGTGATGTCGGCGATGCGCTCGTCAATTCGTTCAGCGGCTCCAGGTATCGGCTCCCAGTTGTACTGCTGATAGTCGGTAGCCGCAAAGTAGGTCCGCTTGAAGTGGTCGAAGCTGCGTCCAAGGCGTTGCCCGTCGTCGAGGAGACGCACTTGAGCGAAGAGGTCGAGCAGGCTATTTGGGGCGGGAGTACCTGTGAGTCCGATCCTCCGAGGCGGCGACAGTAGTGATTTGCGCAGCAAGTTGATCCGCTTCGACGCGGGGTTCTTGGCTTTGGTGCTCTCGTCGTACACAACCATCTGGTAGGGCAACGTGTCGCCGCGCTTCTCGACCAGTTTCACCAGTGTGTGGATGGATTCGTAGTTGATGAGATAGATGTCAGCCATGCCACCGATGAAGGCGCGACGACCCAACGGTGTGCGCAGGTTGGCAACTTTGAGGTGCTTGAACTGGTCCCAATAAGAAGACTCCATGCACCAAGTTAAGTTGCACACGCGCAGGGGGGCTATCACCAGCATGGAGCTGACTTCCATGTTGCGCTGCAACTGGCAGAACGCGGAAAGAACCGATGCGGTCTTGCCCACCCCCATGCCCACAAGGGCATAGACGATGTCCTGTTTGATGATCTTGTCGATCATCAACTTTTGAGGGGGTTCGGGTGTGAAGTTCACCCCTCCCACCCCTCCACCGTTCTGTATTCAATCGGACGACCGGCCCGCTGTGCAGCGCGGATGCCGTGCTCCATGCCACGGCTGATCCCGCAGTCGGTGTACACGACGGTCTTGTCCGCAGGCCACGCCAGTCCTGCCGCGATCCCCCTGGTCCGCTCGGCGGGTGTTTCGTCATCAAGCACTTGGGTGTAGAGCAGGTGGCTCACCATCGGTGCTTCGCCACGCAGCAGCGAGTCGCGCATGGCGGCACGGGCGTAGCGGATGTGGCGTTGCAGATTGCCCGCGTAGGGCGATTCAAGAATTACGGTGGTCATGTCAAAAAGGGTCTCCATCATCATCTTCCACGGGTGCCGCCTGCCCGTGTATCTTTGCGTTGACGAACTGCTGGCGGCGTTCGGCGTTTCCTTTGAGCACATTCTCGGTGCAGGTTAGCACCTGAAGATTGTCGAAGGTGTATCCCTTCGTCGCGTCGATGCGGT